ACCAAAACTACGGCAGACTTTAGTGTTATCCAGACATGGGGGATATTCTACCTGCATGACCAGGACGAGAGAGGTTATGAAACCTATGCACCTAACCTGATCTTACTAGGTAACATCAAAGGACGATTTGAATACCCTGAACTGAGGAGATTATCGCAGAAACTCTACAATGAGCATCGGCCTGATGTCTGCATGGTAGAGAAGAAAGCATCTGGACAGTCCCTGATACAGGATATGCGGAGAGCAGGATTGCCAGTAATGGAATACAACCCCGACAGGGACAAGGTATCCAGAGTTTATGCAGCTTCGCCTATCATGGAAGCAGGTAGACTGTGGATACCCAAGAACAAGAAATGGGCGGATGACCTGATAGAGGAATTAATACGGTTTCCCAATGCTGCTCATGATGATCAGGTAGATGCCCTGACAATGGCGGTACACTACCTGAAAGAGTCCTGGCACCTGACTCATCCTGACGATCCTGACCTTGAAGACGAACCTTCCGAACCCAAAAGTACCTACTGGACATTTTAATTTGGGAAATAGAAAATTGTATGGTATAATAGTGCAGGGATTAATAGAGGAATAGATGGCTGGAATTTTCAATAAAGCTTATGATCAGGCTGACCGGATGCTGAATACATCTGGAATATCCTCTTTGCCTGTAGTCTATAAAGACGTGGGAGGTCGTTTACTTAGTGGTATAGATAAACTTAAAGATACTATATTTGATTCAAATTTACCAAAAGATAAAAAAAATGAACTTTATAATCTGTTGACAGGAAATGAACTTCGTAGTTGGCAAACTGGACGAGCAGTTCCAAACACATCCTGGAATAAAGCTGCTTCTGATTTTTTAAAAGATATAGTTGTAACTGCAACTGCTCCTCCGGGTACTCCTCTTGGTAAAGGTGCATCCATGATTCCCGGTCTGCAAACTACCACAGATTTAACAAGATTCGGTATAAGAAGTTTAATTAATAACCCAACTATTAGAGGAATTCTAGGAAATATAGATACATATGATTATTCTAAAGATATTAAAGAAATTCAATCAAAACTTAAATCTAATCCAGATCCAGACCTTGCTAAAGAATTAAAAGATTTAATTGCTATTCAAAAAAAAGAGGATCTAAAAAGGAAAAATCCTCTTTCAGCACAGTATGCTTTATACCTAGATCAATTTCGACCTGATAAAGTAGTAGATGGAAAAAGATACTATAATCCAATTACAGATGAAAATAAAAGTAAATATTTTAGTGAAGAGAGTCAAAAAAAAGTAGGGCAAGAACTAAGAGAAAATTTAGAATCTAAGCTTAAAGCTAGGGAAGAAGGAACGTCCTCTGGTCAAATTCTAAAAACTATTGGTGATGCTGATTTAATATCTAGTGAACCTGATTCTTTAGGAAAAGTTTATTATGGTTCCTATGATTCTAGAGGAAAGTGGCAAGAGGGAATTCCAAATTGGGATGGTACATTTACAGTAAAAGATGAATATAATTGGAATCGGGATTTTCCTGTAGGTCCGGGTGCTATAATAAGAAGTTTAGCAAACTATACAAATCCAAATACAAGAAGTTTAAAGTCTCTTGCAGAATCAATAGGAGGAACTGTTGGTCCTATTGGGGCGCAGGGTGAAGGTAGAAAAATAGAATTTAATGTGCCAGCTTATTCTGATCCGGTTAAACAACTAGATGTAATGAGACTGCTAGATAGACCTCCTTCTGTTTCTCCTACTGGAGATTTAGGTGGTTCTCCTTTATATCAACCTCCACAATCTGATATAGTTGAGGAGGCAAATAAACTTGGTGTACCAGTTATTGATGTAGAACAACCAGGTTTACCGGGTATGGGATGGCATCATGAAGCATTTGATGATCCAGATGATTTTACTGAACAATATGCAGACTATCATATTGGATTAAAACATGGAGGACAAACAATGTCTAGAGGGTTATCAGGAATAAATAAAACTATTAATATAAACGGACAGCCTCACAGTCTTGCATGGATAAATCCAGATGAAGCTTCTGCTCTGAAAGCTATGGGTGGTAGTGGTAAGAAGGTAGAAGGTATCCCTGCTTATTATTATGAGGATGCAGATGAAGATTTTGCACCGACATACGATCAGTACCAAGATTTTGCAGCAGATATGGGACATTCAGCAGCTTCAGCTAATGTGAATTATGAAAATTTTGCAGAGTCTTATCCTACCTCTGGACAAACATATGGTACAACTATAACTTCTGATACTCCAACACATACATCTGTTCCTGCGGCTCCAGATTCTTACTGGGGTTACGAACCAGAACCAGATTTCGGACAAACTGGACCGGGTTTGCTTGGTAATAAAGCTACTGAAAACGATGCTAAAAGTTTATGGATGACACAATATATTCAATCTAACCGTCCTCGACATGATCCAGTTTCACAAGAACCAATTGATATTGAAAAAGAATATCAAAAAGCTAGAAATGCTCCTGGTGGTTTACAAGCAATAGCAAGAGGTTATCAGATAGGAGATCCTCTGGGAGAACAGATGAGAAATTCTTTTAATTTAGTAAATCAGCAACTACAAAATAGATTTACTGAAAGAGGAATGCAAAAGTTGGAGTTTACGCAAGACGAAATAACAAGAGAAGAGCTTCAGGATGCTGCTAAAGATCTTGTAACAGATTTTACTCCTTATGATGGATTAGATTATCCAATATGGATGCCGGGTGGATTAGCTGGACAAGCAATAAACTTTTTCTCAAGAACAGTAATAGGCACAGGAACAGTAGGTGGTGTAGGTGTGCATGTACATGAAGACGGTACTGTTACTCCCATATCTCCTGAAGATTCTCCGGGATTTGACCATGAGTCTATGAGAGGAGAAAATGTACCTAGGAGATACAGGCCCAGACTAGAAGATAAACTTTCTGTAAGCGAGACAATAACAGAAAAAGAACCAACAGGAATTGCAGCATTACAAGCTAGACGGCCTGAAGTAGCCTCAATAGGTCAATCTCTTCAACCTCAGTTTGATAACATCGTAGCTGCTGGATTTAGCAGACAAGAAGCGGCTGAGATGCTTAACCAGCCCGTAAATATTTTTGTATAGGATAAATAATGGCAACTGAAAAAAACCCATATGATCGGATACCGGAAGAAATATCTAATGTAGTTCCAATGGCTCCGGTAGAAGAATCGGAACTGGATGCTACGTTTGAAGTAGCGGATGATGGTGGAGTTATAGTAGACTTTGCCAGTGAAGATGTCATGATGGAACCTTCGGAAGATATAGCTGAGTGGTATGGAGATTTATGTGATACACTGGAAGAAGAAGACATTAGAGAAATCTCTTCAGACGTAATAGATAATTATCAGGCAGACAAAGATTCCAGAGGTGAATGGGAGTCTATGTTTGAAAGAGGCTTTGACTTACTAGGACTCAAACTTGAGCCGGGGTCAGAACCTTTTGAAGGAGCGTGTACAGCCGTACATCCACTCCTGATTGAGTCGGCAGTCAAGTTTCAATCCAAAGCTTCAGGAGAACTCTTCCCTAGCTCCGGTCCTGTCAAAGCTAACATACTAGGTAAGATAACTCCTGAGAAAGAGACACAGGCTAATCGTGTTCAGAACTTTATGAACTATCAGTTAACTGAACAGATGCCTGAATACTTTGATGAGTTTGAAAGGATGCTGTTCCACCTTCCTCTGATAGGATCGGCATTTAAAAAGATATATTATAGTTCAACACTTAAACGACCTGTCTCCGAATTTATCCCCATAGATCAGTTCTATATCTCTTACTTCGCTACTGATTTGAGGAATGCAGACAGATATACCCATGTAATTTATAAGAGTCCTATAGAAATACAGAAAGATGTCTTGGCTGGTGTCTACAAAGAAGTAGATCTTCCTACTCCTCAAAATACTCCTATCACATCTTTCACGGAAAGAATGGATACTATTCTTGGTATATCTCCTTCGGCAGATAAAGATCCCCAATATGTTTTACTGGAACAACACTGTTATCTTGACATAGAAGATAAAAAACAATCACTCCCTTATATCGTGACTGTAGAACAACAGTCCAGACAGATACTCAGTATTCGTAGAAACTATGAACCAGACGATCCTAATATGGAAAAACGTAGTCACTTTGTACACTACAGATTTGTACCCGGATTTGGTTTCTATGGATTGGGCTTGATACATTTCCTTGGTAATCTTACCATGAGTGCAACTGCTGCAATGAGATCCCTAATAGATGCAGGTCAGTTTGCCAATCTCCAAGGAGGTTTCAAGGCCAAGGGACTTAGGATAGTTGGTGACAACGAACCTATTTCCCCCGGTGAGTTCAAGGAGGTTGATGCAACTGGAATAGATTTGTCAAAGGCTATTATTCCTCTCCCCTATAAAGAGCCTTCCTCTACTCTATTTCAGATGCTCCAGTTCGTAGCTACTGCTGGTCAGAAGTTTGCGGATAGCACAGAGCAGGTTATCTCTGATGCTGCCTCCTATGGACCCGTTGGAACAACTATGGCTCTCCT